TGCACACGGTAACACCGCGGTCGGCTCTCGCCGTCAAGTTGTATCTGCAAAAAATCTGCTGCCGCTGCCATTGTACCGGGCGCGTACTGCACCACCTTACAGGATACCGGTGTGCCGCGCTGACTCCATGCAGTCATTTCTTTTGGGTCAGCTGCCGCCATCATACCCAAAAGCGTGCCTACTTTCTTCGGCACCCCCTTGCAGGGGCGGCCTCCTGCGGTTTCCCCGGATTCGCTGCGCAGTATGCTGTACTGCCGAAAGCCTTGTCCGGGGCGAAGCATCGTATGAAACACTTTAATCATCCTTTCCTTGGATTTGCAAGCATATCGTTATGAAAATAATGCGGCTCACGCAGCGTACTTTGCGCAACGCATGGGACAGCAGCGGATACTTCCTTTTTCAGTTCATCGCGCATCTTCATCCAGCGCTCAGCACGATTATCAAGGCTGTACGAAAGATTAGATACCTGTGTGTTCACCTCATACGCCAATTTCATGCAGATTGCTTCAAGGCAGGCCAGCTTTGCGCGTTTCCAACGGCTGTATTTACTTATGAGAGCGCTGTATTCCTGGTCGCAGAGCACTGCGGTCATGCCCTGCCCTTCCACAACGTTGTCGCCAAGTTCAAAACGCATCTGATTTAACCCGCCGTCCTGGCACTCTGCCGGATTGTAGGTATACACCGCTGTGCTGTTACTGCTCTGCGGTTGCGGTGTCGCTTCCGGCGTCTGCTGGCTGCTCTGCGGTGCTGTCTGTTCCTCCGGCATTGGTTTCACCGCCATTCATTTTTTCATCAAGAGCGGACTGCACGGCCTTTCTGGTATCTGCCTGCTTGAGATATTCGAGCAATGACTTAGACTCGATTTCTGCAACAGCCTTTGCCGCATTCGCCGGAGTCTGCTGAAAGAAAAGAAGCGCCATTTTCACTTCCTGCGGCGTGAGTTCCACAACGGAAACATTGCCGTCAGAAGAAAGAATAGGCGCTTCAATACTGTTCTTTTCGATGTGCTTTACAAACCCTGTTACTTCAAGCCGGGGCGTTACCAGTTCGTCCGGAATTTCATCGTCAATGCGATAGTCTTTCCCCGCAATATGGACGGGGCGTAATGCAATAAACATTACACGCACTCCTTCAGGAAGATGCCGAGGTCATCAGAAGTCTTCTTGCATGACAGACCCATCAGCCCTTCGATAAATTCCGAATGGGTGCCATTCTCTCCTGGATACTGGAGTACCGGCATATAGTTTCCATTGCCCAGCATATCCCAAGAGAACATATAACCCGCAGTAGGTTCATCAACTGCTGGGGCATCCGTTGCATAGACGAGCAGTGCGCTCTTCGGGTCACAGATGAACTCCATGTCCTCAGCTTTGCCGGGTGCGGAAGTATTGTAGGTAGAGCCGAATACGGTCACTTTCTGCAAGCCGAACATTTCAGCCAGCACCTGCTCCGTGACGATTGCCGGATTTGCAGTGCTGCCGCCATACTTGATGTGGTCGAGAATAATGGGGTTCTCTTTGAGCGCATTGAATGCTTCCTCTCCAAGAGCCAGCTTGTTTGGCTTGCGGCGTCCTCTCTTTTTCATGCGAGTGCGCAGTGCGTCGAACAGCTTAATCGGGTCGCAATTGGCATCACTAAATTTTACAAAAGTGTGATTCGTATCAGACTGCGCCGTGCCGCCGGTCCACTCGTCTGTCCACACGCCTTTTTTGAAAAAGCCATCCGCAAAAATAATATCCTGATGGATGTTCATCTTTTCGGCGATAATACGGGCTTTGGACTTGCGCGGGTCACTGGCACCGATGAGCGGCTGCCGCTGGATGGACGTCTGTGCAATCTGGTCAATGCCCATGATAATCTGGTCAATCTGGACAGAATAGGTGTCCAGATGATTGCTGACAACCACCGGTTCAACTTTGCCCAGCTGCGGCTTGCGCCTTACGTCATCGCGGGCAAGGTCGCCTTTATCAAAAATGTAGTATGCCGAGGTTGGCAACTGCACCGGCAGAATTGGGAACATCTGCTTTGCAACGTAATCTTCCTGCGCCTGAAAGTACGCCATTGCAATGTTTGTCAGGACAACGTTCGGGTGGAACATACCTTTTTGAATCTGGTTCATAATTTCGCCAGAACTAAGTGCATTCATAAATTATTCCTCCTCATGCCTTGGGCTTAAAGTATTTCGTAATCTGAACAAACACGCGCTCGCCCACACCAGCAGACTCCAGCGCAGTGCCTACAACGTAACCTCCGGTCGCAACTGCCACAGGTGCAACTTTGCCGCCTGCCATAGCCGTAAGTTCTGTCCCGGCGGTAATAGCAGCACCGGCAATGGAATAGCCGCAGTCTTTAATAAGGATGTCAACGTCCTCACCCGCTTTAACTGCGCCGTCCTTGCCGTCCAGAGTATTTGACGCGCCGCAGCACAGCAGCGCAATACCGACAATCGGGTTCGTTGCATCTGCAGCCACAGCGGCTTTACCTGTTGAGTCAACGGTAATAGCCAATCCCCTGATGTCATCAACATCGGCTGCCGCTTTCAGCGTGATGGTCTGGGTGTCTGATACACCGGTTCCCATGTATGTAGCCATTATCATTTACTCCCTTCATACTCTTTTTCATATTCGGCTTCAAGCTCCGGATTCTGCTCAAAGGCTTTGGCCATTGACTGCTGAACTGTCAGCGTAGGGTCTTTGTCGCGGATGGACTTTGCAATGCTCTCCACTTTCCCTACAGCCGTGGATGCGCCGCCACTCGCGGATTTCCCCACTTCTCCAAACAATACGGAGTCAGAATTCTTCGTAACTTCCAAAGCCTTATCCATAGCAGCAACGTAAGCGTTGTATGCTGTTTCTCCCGCTACACGTGCCTGACCGAGTGCTTTTGCAATCTCCGCAGTATCACCCAATGCCTCATACTTCTTGGCGACCTGCAAATCAGCGCTTTCTGCCTGCTGCTTCAGGCTCTTTTCCAACTTGTCAGACAGGCCATTCATACGGTCAATAGCCGCCTGCACTGCCGGAGGTAATGTTCCTTCCTCTGTGACAGACTTCTGTGTTTCGGTCTGGTGCGGTTCTGTAGAAGGCTGCGTTTCAGTAGTTTCAGAAGCAGCTGACTTTGCACAACCGCCTTTCTTCTTTTCTGCCTCATTGGGTTCGCCACCCTCAGGCGGCACATCTTCGCTCCCGGCTGCCGGCTTTTTCGACTTGGACTTTGCAAGCAGTGCCTTAAAGGTGTTCTGCTCGTCTGCGGTCATGCCGGACAGGTCAAATTCCTTTTCATCCATTGTATTTTCGTCTCCTTTTTCTTTGCTCACACCGGCTGGTGCGGCTGTATACAAGCCGTCAATGTTGGCGGTCATTGCTTCTGTAAACTGAGAAAGACTCTGCAGCATAAGTTCATGCTTTGCAGAGTCTTCCAATTCATTGTCCTGTAAAATGCTCCTGATACTATCATCAAAAGCATCATTGCATTGCCATAATTTTTCCCGTGCGTCCCGGTTGCCTTTGATGTCCGCAAATGTTTGAGCGTCCTTTTTTACATTAGGAGAATCTGGCTCAACGTGGAATGCGGATTTGAGCAATTCCACCGCACGCTCAAAAGCCGGCCTCGTGTCCTGCGGTTGCGTCCCGTCCTTGCTCTTGGTAAGCTGAATGTGAGCGTCCGGGTTCGCTCCCTGCTGGCAGAAGTCCACACTGGTCAGCTTCAAGTCTTTCAGTTTCGTTGGTGTACTTTCAAGGTCAGTTTTCGCTTTCCGAATTTTCATTATTCTCACCTCCCTCCACGGGCTGCCGGGTGGCAGTGCCCTCAATGCTGAACATCTGGTAAGTGCCGTCCTTAATCTTGCCCCAGGTGTCGGCATCATCCACATAGAAGCCAATCCACCAGCCCTGCGGTACGGCATCAGCGGCTAGTCCCATAGCTGCAAGCTTATCCGCTGTGAAAACACAGCTTTCAACAAGCCGTGCAACCTTGCGGCGGTCAGGGTTGTGTTCCTCCCCGCCGTCCCGGAAGTCAAGCACATACTGATATGCCGCTGCTTCAAGGTCTTCCGGGTCAATCATGTCCTGCTGGTAGTCGAGTATTTCCTCGCCGTCCTGCCGAATGGAGATATTTGCCCAACCGAACACCAGATGCTTATCTTCATCGGCTTTGAACACCCGGAACTGGCTTTTCTTCACAGCAGCAGCATTTAAAATCTCATTAAAAGTTTTAGCAGTCGGCATTTTGCATCGCCCCCATCAAAGGTACTCCCACCGCGGCACCACCGGTTCCGTCTACCCATACCTCCATTTTTATAATAGGTATTTCACCGACTTTGTGATGAAATTCAACACTCTTAGTACAACCTGAGAAATTCACACCATTGACCTTCAAAAAAAACTTTCCGTCCGATTCTTTAAGCTCAACGCTTGCATACGGTCTGCCTCCATCACCTGCATAGTTTGGCTCTCTTCCAAGCAGGAAATCAACCGTCACATTAAAATAATCCGCCACTTTTGCGAGGCGATCCGCGCTTGGGAAAACATTGTTCCACTTTCTTACCGTACCATTGCCCAATTCAACTGCGCGTTCAAGTTCTGATACAGCTATACCCTTTTTATCGCAAAGTTCCTTCACTCTGTAGTACAGCAAAAATTCATCCCCTTTCAAGACATAAAAAAAGCACTCCAAATCGGAGTGCTTTACAAATAAAAAATATTTAGTATTTCGTTAATCCCAATCGTTGAGTCTTCCACTGGCTATATTCGTGCTTAGCCCATTTGGGAGCATTATCTTTTAGTTTTGCAACTCCCCATCCGTTTTCCATTACTTCTGGAGTATTAACATCAAGATACGGATAAAAAGCCGGCATAAACTCTTTTGATTTTTCTACAAGCATTTCATCAGCTCCTTTTCAATAGCTTTACTCAACCGCTGTGCTTCCTGTCCATTAACATAACAATCGAGCACAGATTCTCCTATAGCTTCGCTTGCACTGACAGCTGCATACTGTGATATCGTTTGTGCTTCTACCCAGAAGAACTTGGCATGAATATCTTTCATCGCTCGTTTTACAATCAACTTAGCAGTGATATCTTCATTCCAATCTTTCTGCATTTCTTCAATTGTAGTATACCGCCCATGAATAATTTTTGCAAGAGCAACATGCCCTATTTCATGAACACCAGCTGTTTGCCACGATACATTTTCGGGAGAGCCTCCTAAGCGTGAATCCCTTTCTACAGCTTTCTTTACAATTTCCGTATCAGCAAATAAATCCTTGTTAAATTTCAACATCACGCTGCTGAGATCATCTTCCGGGCAAGTAGCCATGTATCCCTTCTCGCAGATTCCAAGATTAGTTATGTATCCTTTCAAACTTTGATATTTATTGAGAGCGTTTCCAATTTCTTCGGAAACGCTCATCACAGCATTTTTTGACAGTCCAGACAGCGGCGAATTGCCTTGAATAAGCATATCTTTAAGCTTATCTTCAAGTTCATATTCTTTTTCCATATATAGCAGCGTGCACCGGCAATGCGGGTGTGCCGGTGGCACCCTCACATTACCTCCCGAAACTGTGTAGTCATCTCCGAATTCAATACGCTTGCCATTGAGGGAACCGCACGTTGCGCAGGTGCGCTCGTCACCGGCTGTACACCAGACCTTAACCGTTTTGCCCATGTAGCCGGATTTTTGAGCCTGTCTGACTACTTCGTACTCTGCTTGGTTGTATGCCGTTGCGGTTTCCGTCCGGGCAATCATCTGTGCCCGGTACCGGTGCTGCCGAGATGCATAGGACGCTGACCGCTGTGCGGCCACCTTGGGCTTTACACCGTTGTCCAAAAGGGAATTATAAAAATTCTGGTTTGCCACGACTT